TTCTCTTGCTGGAAGACAAGCTCGGTATCCCGGAAGGCCCCCTGCAGTTCCAGTATCTTGCCTTTTGCCTCTTCGATGGAGCGGGAAAAGGCATCGTACTCTTCCGCCGTCCGCGCCGTGGAGTCGCGCAGCTCCTCCTGCTGGCGGACAAAGTTCTCGTAAAAGGCGATGGAGCCGTTGACGGCCTGGGCGCGCTTCTCTTCCGCATCAATAACCCCAAGCAGCGCGTCCCTTTGCTTTTCCAGCTCCGCGATGGTGTCCTGTATGGCTTTGGCCTGCGCCCGGGTGGTCGCCCCGTCAAGGAGCCCTTGCTGGCGCTTTATCTCTTCATTGATCTGCCCGATGCTTTTGGCAACCTCTCGCCCTTTTCCCGGGTTGGTGAAAATACTGCCGCCCTCTCCGCTTATATCCCGGCTTTGCTCCTCGGTCAGCGGGCCATAAACCCCTTGCAGCTCGATAGCTTTGTCAATCTGCTCTTGCACCGCCTTGGCGACCGCCTTGCGGTTTTCGATTTCAGAAAGTAGCACGGCGTTCTGGGCCCGGCCCGTGGCCGTTGTTGAATTGTAAACCGACTCCAAAAAGCCCAGGATGTCGCCGTTTTGGATAAGCAACTCGTTCCACAGTTTTGTGTTGGATACCCCGAGGTTTATAAGGTCGGTAAATACCTGGAAGCCCTTAATATTAGTAAGGACATTGCCTATCTCCACGCTCAGGTTCTCAAAGGCTGCGTCGAACTGTTGGGCGCTGTTGGCGGCCTCGTCCAGGATCCCCCCGGCGCGGTCGAGTTCAAACTGAGCGATATTGGTAAAAGCGGTAAGGAAGTCCACGCCCTTTTCCAGCTCCTCATTGAGCCTGGCCTGGGAAAGGCCAAGGTTATCCGCCCGCAGGACCGACTCCTTTGTGATGGCCTCGATGGCCGAGTTGCGAAGGAACTGGAACGACTGCCCGGTCTGCGTAGCCCGCAAGGTCACGAACTCAAGCACCGTGTCAAGCTGCTCGGCAGAAAGGGCGAAGTTGTCGAACTCTACAATAGCCCGGCGGATTTCCAGGTCTGAAAGTAACCCCCTGGTACTGGCCTTTATCCGCTCGAAAGCCTCAACCCCGGCATCGCCGATATTGTTGAAAGCAAACTCGACGCCCTTGGCCTCCCGGGCCAGCTCTACGGATTCCCGCAGGAAACGGACCCCGAGGCGCAGCCCTTCGACAATACCAAAGGCCCCGACAAGCTGCCGACCGATATTGATAAGCGGTGCAAACCCAGAGGCATAGTTCCCAACATTCCGTTGGAAGTCTCCCACCGCCTGGTCGGCAGACCTGACGCGGCGCTGCAGGCGCTCTACTTCAGCGGCGGCCCTTCTGGCGGCAACGCTGTTTGCTCCCTGCTCGATGGCTAAGTCCTTGTACCTGTCCTTGGCAATAAGAAGCTGCGCGGAAAGGCGGCGGTAGGCCCCCACCAGCTCGCTATTGGCCGTGGCCTGCCTTTTAATGTCGCGGTTGACGGCCTGCAGCTCCACGCGCTCCCGCTGTAATGCCCGGGCGGTGGACTCCGTGGCCAGCTCGTTGCGCTGCTTGGTGCGGATAAGCTGCTTCTCCAGGCGGTCCTGCTCGCGGATGATGTCCAGCGCCTCCCGGTTGACCCGGTTGGCCCGGGTAGCCTGGGTATTGAGCTGGCCGGTGTTCAGGGCAGACTTGGCCGCGGTCTCAATCTTACCCATCTGAAGCACAAGCCCCGCAAGGGCGTCGTCGAGCTTCGCCAGGCGGACAAACACATCATCCGCAATAAGCTCCGGTCCGGTGATTTTTCCGTTAGCCATTTTTGTCTGCTATTTTTTTCCGCGCCTCCATCTGCTTCTTTGCGACCGCTGTAAGGGCCTCGTAGCGCGAAAGCGGCAGGGTGCGGTAGTCTTCAATGTGAAAGCCCATGGTCTCCATTGAGGCCAGGCCCTCATAAAAATCCTTCAGGGTAAACTTGGCCGGGCCCTCCCCGGGGCCGTCCTCGGGCGGCTTTTCCAAAGCCTCAACTGCCCGTTTGAATTTCTTTGTGAGCTCCAGGTGCTTGTTGAGCAGTCCCTGCAGCTTCTTGTAGCGCTTGGGCTTGTCCTCGATCCAGCTTATGCCGATCTCGGCAAATACCTCTTTTTGCTTTTCCTCCGGAGCCCTTTTGGTCCACTCAATGAGCAGGTTGACCTTGTTCATCTTGCAGACTTCAAGCAGGTATCGCCTGCGGGCCTCCAGTAGCTGCTCCCCGGTCTCCTCGTCCCGGGCCTCAACCCACTTAGCCTTTATCTTTTCCCAGGCCGTGCGGCCCATGATGCGGTGCGCCACCACCTCGTCCCGTTGCAGCAGCCGGATAAAAAGCTGCGCAGGAATGGTGTCATACGAGTAACCGCTTGCGGATTTCCTCGGCAAAGGCGGGGTAGAGTTTGTCCCGGACTGCCTCCTGGAGGTGCTCCTGCGAAAGGCCGAAAAGATTGCCATACTTCTCTGTGAGTAATGGGACCTTTGGGTCGGTCGAGGTAAAGGTTGCGCTGTCGTTGTCAATTTGTAATGTGAAACCGTCGAATAGTCCGCCGGTCCATTGGAAGTTGTACGGCTGCCCCTCAACCTTCGGTTGGATAGGGCGGGGGCCGTCCCCGAATAATGCCTCCAGCTCGGTGCTGCGGGCGTATGTGCCCAAGAGTTGCCCCTCGGGGTTTTTCCCCGCTTCGAGCTGAATAAGGTTTAGGTCTACGAGGTACGCCTCAAAGCGGCGAACCACCTCAAAAAGCACCCCGTAGACCGCCTCCTTATTATTGAGGGTCCTTACCCTTTCCTGCACTTGCGGTATTGTTGCCACCGGCAGTAAGTTTTTCAGCACCCTCATCCTTCCCGTAGTGCTCCTCCACAAGGGTTTTCACCTCCTTGTCAGAAACCTTCGGGTATCGGTCTTTCACGAAAGCCGCGAACTCGCCCGCGCTCTTCTTCAGTACGGATTTTCCAAAAGTGTACTTAGCCATATCTGCTCAGATTTACGTGGTTGAGATCCGCACCTGGTCCATGTAGTACAGGACCCCGGCACTCGCCACGTCGGTAATGCCCGAGAACCGGACATAAGCCAGCGTGAGAGCTGTGGTGATGTTGATCGTATAATCGCTCGCGTTCTCGGTCAGGCTGGCGATAGTCAGCGTGTTGCCGTCCTCGTCGTATGCCTCCAGGTTGCCGACAACCACACCGCCAAGATGCTCGTCGCCGCAGTCCTTCTTGATCCCCAGGGTAGCGGTCAGGGTGGTGCCATTGCTGGACTCACCGGAAACCACACCCACAGCGCTGTACACCTGGTCCACTTCGGAGAAAAGGAAATCGACCTTTACCTCGGCCGGGTTCTTTTCGTCTCCCTCGTTGTCGGAGAAAGTGAAGTCAACCGCGGTGTATTCAACCGGGGTCTCGGTGGTGGGTACGCTGCGGTTGCCCACGAAAATCTGGGACAACGCCCGCCCGCGGATGGCTCCGTCGTCCATGGAGCGGCCGATCACGTACCCGTTCTTGGTGCGGATAAAAAGGCGGCCGGTCTTCCCGGACATCTTTTTCACCTCCGCATGGGAACAAGCGCAGATCACGCTCTCGGAGCGGATTACCTTGGTGGCGGCCACGGTCTCCTCGCGGATGTCCAAAGCCTGGTCTTCAAAGAACTGAGCCTCCGCACTCTGGTCCGAAAACTTGCCCTTACCGAGGTAGATAAGGTTTCCGGCCGCAACGCCTGCATCCCAGTTGGCCTGGTCTTTCAGCGCGGCAGCGGAAGCAAACTCGAACGAGTCAGCAGCCCAGAAAAGCTCTGAGTAGGCCCCGGTGATGCCTTTCTTGTCGATGCCACCGGTGGCGACGATAGTGGTGTTAACCGCGCTATCCCCGCAAGCCTCTGTGTATTTACTCATCGTATTTTGTTGTTTAACAGTTGTTTATATCGTTGAAATCTACCGTACAACTCACCCTCAAAGCGTCCCAGACCTCCGGCGTGGCGTGCTTGCCGTTTACCGTGTAGTTCGGGAACTTCAAAAAGCTCGTCGTGTCGGGAACAATGCTCGCCAAGTCGCTTGCCTCAATAGCCCGCTCAAATGCGTCCCACAAGGGGTAAAGCACCTGGGCAAAAGCAAGGTCGATTCGCTCCACATTAAGCAAGTCGCGGGTCTCCCGGGTGCACAGCACAAACTCTGCATCCCTTTGGTATCTCGCTCCCATGTCCAGGGAGCGGTCTACCTTGGGCACCGACCAGATCAGGGGGAAGTGCTTGTCCTGATAAACACGCAAGAACGGATCCACATCACGCTCGCGGCCCCATTCGTAACGAACGGAGTATGCCACCGAGTTGATGCTGACCGGGGTCATGCCGGCCACTATGTCTCGCATTATTTTATCAAAGTCAATCACAGCCCGAACTGGTTTGCGTAGGTGTATGGTTGCCGGAAATCCGCATCGGAAAGGCCGTCTGTCTCCTGGAGGTATTCGAGCAGCGATTGCTCGTGCCCGTCAATCTCCGAATACAGCCGTACAAAGTTGTTCCATGCCGTCACAAACCGCAGGTTGATGTCCGCCTGGGTTTGCCCCTGGGCGTCTCCTTTCCCGGCTCCCACCGTGGTGAGGTTTACCTCTGCAAAGCGTAGCCACGCGCAGTATATAAAATAGGGAAGGAGCTCCTTTACCTTGTCATACAGCCCGTCGTATGGGCTGGCAACGGGGTCAGTTTCCAGGGCGGTCTGAAACGCCTCGTACTGAGTCTTTCCAAGTGCCATCAACAGTACTTCCTTCTCGCTTTGGGCGATGATAGCCACCAAGTCAGCGTTTTCGGCTTCCCCGACGTTTCCGCTCACCGCGTTCGGGATCCGAAGCGGCCCGGAAGTAAAGTCTGAAGGTTGTACTATTGATGGCATGGATTACTTGCTTTTTTTGGTTTCGTGTTTCGCCTTTGCCTTCGGCTCGACGTACTTCGCAACCTTGTCCTGATGCACCAGTTGAGAGGCGAGCAGGCCGTCGCACTTCCAGGCATCCCCCTTCTTGCGCGTTGCGAAATCCTTTGTGAACTCAATCTCTCTCATGCTTCAGGGATTAAGTTGCCAGAGTGGTCAGAGCCGCGCTGATGGAGGCCACTTTGCGGAAGCCGGTCTTGTCCACGTTGCGGATAAGGAACGCCAGGCGCTTGCGAGCCTTGAGCGTCAGCTCGTCCTCGGTGAACTGGGTGCCAACCATTCCGGTGGAAAGGGCAACCCCGGGCTGCTCGTACACGCGCACGTAGCGGGAGTCCCCGGCGTACAAAGTGTTTGCAGTCACGTTGTTGTCCACCAAAATCTGCCACGGCATCTCCCGCAGCTCGCGGTCGAAGACGTAGTTGTTGTTGGCATCCTTCTTCAGCACCAGCTTGTTGTAGTCCGCGATATTCATCACGAAGAAGTCAGTCTGGTACTTGGAACCGTAGTTCTTCTCGATGTCCTCCTGCACCTTGACCATAAGGTCGAAGATGTTGGCGTCGGTGATGCCGGAAGCGGCAGCGGTAAAGGCCGTAGCCTCGCTGTCGATCGACTTCAGGTTGGGGGAAATACCATCGCCGTTGATGATGTCGGCGTCTACCTTGTCCAGGACGTTGGACTGCAGGAAGAGGTTGAGCTCCCCGGCAAGGGTGGCTTCGTCTTCCAGAAACTCCTCAGTCACAGGCAGGGTGTCACCGATTTTCTCAACAGGCAGGGTGTATCCCTTCCACTTGGCGGTTGACTCCGGGAAGGCGGCACCTTCAGCAACCGCAGCGGCAGCTTTGACGGTGGTGGCCTCATCCCAGTCGCGGTAGCGGATGATACCGGCATGGTCGTCCGGCAGGGGAATGACCTGCTTGGAGAGGAACTCGTAAAAGGTCCGAGCCTTGCGGCCGAACTGTCCAATCCCGGGCAGGTCCAGCCCGATGGTGTTGGTGGCAACGGCCGCCCGGTTGGTCAGGGCCTTAACCACAACCTCCTTGGTGGACTGCCGGCGGGCAATTGCTTTGAGGTCCTCCTTGTGCTCTTTGAGCTCGGAGGCAACGGCCTCGATCGGGTTGGCGCTTTCGCGTCCCTTGGACTCCATTACCTGGTTGACCTTTTCCTCGACCTCACCGAGAAGCGTTTGCAGCTTGGTAAGCTCTTCGCCTTTGGCCAGTCCTTGGATGTCCTCCTTGCTGACCAGCTCCTTGTCCTGGACGGCTTTCAACTTCTCCGGGTCCATCCCTTTGAGTTGATTCTGCACCGCTTCGGGGAGCTTCTCACCGATGGCTTTTTCCATTTTCGCCACCAGCGCATTAAAATCCTTTTCTTCCATTTTGTTAGGATTACAGATTAAACTTGAGTTTGTGTATCGCTTCGGATACGTCAAAGGGAGTGCTCGTGGCGGGTCCCTTGGAGGAGGTGGCTTTGCCGGGCTCCTCGGTATTGTAAAGGATAGGGGTTGCCTCGTTGGATCCCGCAAGAACCATCGACCCCTCCTTGAATATTTTTGCTTCGTCTACCGCCCAGAAGTAGCCGTACTCGTCAGCCATTTCTTTGTTGGCGATCTGCGGATAGACCTCGTCCCATGTGGCCTTGTTTTCCTTCCAGTCCTCGTCGGCGTCGTTGATGGCCAGGCGCAGCTTCACGTACTGCATCCGCACGGAGTTCTCCACGTTGCGACGAGACTCAACCACTTTTCGGGCGGTCTCGTTTTCGATTTTTTCTTCTGGTATCTCAAAGATGAGCGCCTGTGTCTCGCCTTCCAGGTTGCGGCCCAGGTCCGCCCAGGGCAGCGTCCGGGTAAAGGCTTTGACGTTCTCCGGCCATGCGATCACCTTGCTGGGACTCAGCTCGTGGCTTTCAACGTAGAAGAGCTTGCCTGCGTTCTGGTCGATTGACCGGTCCCAGATGCCATTGAGGTGGACATCCAGGTGGGAGTCCATCCAAAGGGTAGTGTTGATTACGGGGTAGAAGTTCCCGGCCTTCATAAAGGACAGGGCCTTAGTCGTCCCGGGTGCGCCGCGCAAGAGGAAGGGCGTCACCGGGGCCTGGCCCTTCTGAAAGGACTTGAGCACCTGGGAGCACTTCATCTGCGCGATGCGCTTTTCGTTTGCCTTCAAATGTGCGAAGGCCTCCTTTCGTGATGCAAAGGATAGCTCCGGGAATTCGACTAACTTAACTGTGCTCATTTTACAATCGGTTTACCGGCCGCGGCCGCCTTCTCTTTTATAGACTGCTCCAAGGAATCAACCTTGATTCCTCGGCTCCGCAGTTGCTCCAGCTTGGAGAGCGCTTCGACGTATTTCGTACCCTGGTCTTTCATTCTGTCGCAGGTGTTGCTTGCCCCGGCTCACTTCCTAAAAGCCGCACCGGCGCGTTAAACGTATCAATCTCAATTCCCAAAACCTCGGCCGCCTGCATCTGGTCAGCCCCTGCAGACACCAGTCGCATAAAAGCCATGGCTTTACTCTCCCAGGTCTCTGCCCTGTCACGCTCCAGGGCCTGGACAAAGGGCAGGTGCGAGTAGTCAAGCTCCAGACGGTAGTCCTCACGAGAGTATCCGAAGTACCTGCAAATGCCCTCGCAGAAGTCCTCCATGTCAGGCTGGATGCAGTAGGAGATAATCATCGCCCGGGCCTTCTCTTGGTTTTCGTAGGTGGCGCCGGATCCCAGCATCTCGATCACATCCTTGGGGATGTTCAGCATCTTACCAATAGCAAAGGCGTCGTTCATCCACGCCTCGTCGAGCCTTTGGAATATTGCCGGGTTTTCCACAAACCGGTTTACGGCCACAGCCGTCTTGGTCGGGAATACGGTGCGGGACTTGTGGCGCATAGCATCCTCAACGCTCTGTTTGTCGGTCTCCCCCATGGGCAGCTTGGAGGTGTTGGAAATATCCACGTTGCCTGATACCAAAAACTTCCGAGCAAACTCAGCGTTGATATTCTTGGCCTTCAGCACGTTTTCGCTGTTGGCAATGATCTTGTAGATGGCATCGACCCGGGAAGGGGAGTCGTAGTAGGAGCTTATGCCGTTGGAAATGTCAAAGAACTGCAGCAGCTTGTCGTATTTAAAGGAAAGCGTCTGCTTGTTGGTTTTGTACTTCAGCATCGCCTCGCGCACCTCGCGCTCTGACTGCTCGGAGAGTATGAGGCTCATCTGATGGTCGGTGATGCGCTTGGGCCACTCGATGCAATCCCCATGGAGGAAGTACATCTTGTTCTGCGGCCTTACAAGTCGGCTATCCACGTACAGGTTGGCCGTGCCCAGCTTGCGGTGAAACATATAGTCCCACTTGAACTGGGCCGCGGTCTGCATGGGGTTGGGGTTTCTAAGCAGGTCCAGAAGCGGGTCGCGGTCAACCTCCTGGTCTCCTCGGTAAAGTCGGTACTTACCCAAGGAGGCAAGGTCAGGGAGTAGGGTGAAAATAAAGATGGCGGCGGGGTTTTTGAACACCAGCTCCAACCGCTGGCGGTGGGTCTTCGGGCTGCCGGAGAACCCGGTGGATTCCCAGATTTTGTAAAAGTAAGAGTCCCCCATGCGCTCTACGCCAATGAGGGCCCCCATAAGATTTGACCAGTATCCCATCAAAAAAACCCCTTACCTGTTGGGGTAGGGGGCTTTTGTCCTGTTCACAATTCCCGAAAAAGCCACTACCCCGAAGTTAAAAACGGGATAGTGAACATTGCGAATGTACGCACAAATTGTTACAGATACAACAAAATGTTAGATTTTTTTACAGAACTATGGAAAGCTCATCTTTCAATCCCCGGCAAGCATACTCCGCAGCCTCCAGGGCGTGGTCGTTTCCTTTGATGGGCCGCCCATCGATTGGGTGCCCGTTCAGGTCCGTCTCCAGATAGTAGTGGTCGTACTCGTGTTCCAGGTTAATGGATCCGTCCGTGTAGAAGTTGGCCGCCCGGTTTATGAAGTTGATGTTGGCCATCTTGTCCTTCTTAGCCTCAACCGCCATCCATCCGTGCTCACGCAGCTCGATGATAAGCCCCTTTTGTGCCGGATCGCAGAATATCGGCACGGTCTTCTCAACACCTATCCGGTCGAAGACGTAGGTCAAAAGCCCTTTGTGCTTGCCCCAGATGGAGTTGTCCTGGACCTCCCCGCGTATTTTCAGGAGCTGCTCCTGGTAGCGTATCTGCATCGCCCGCATGGACTCGTAGAGAACCTCGTGGCGGTAGAAACAGCCGTCGTGGTATTTGACCGCAACCAAAGCAGTCGGGGCTGTATCCCCAAAGTCAAGGCCGTAGACCATTGGCCCATCTATCTGCAGGAACTCCGAGTACGTGACCTTTCGCCAGCCGTAGTACACCTTCTTATCTCCCCCGTCTGAGACCAGACCCATTATCTGATTCCAGTAGTATTTCGGGTTTGTCTGCTTGTACCTTTGATACCGGGCAACGGTGTTGTGGTCCAGGTTCTTGATGTTGTCCAAGTATGTGCCGAAAATGGACAGGTGGCCGGGGATGCCTTTGGGCTTGGCGCGGTAAAAGCCTTCAACATCGGATGGTGAAAGCGAGTAATACTCCGATATTAACCAGTGGTCTTTTGGGGGCGCGTTCCAAGACCTATGAATCCTAACAGGCCCCTTCACGGTACGTAAGGAATCGGCCAACTTATAGTGTTCCTCCTGACCTACCTCCTCGTACTCCTCGCCATACACATCTGTTGCCCCAGCAATCGACTTCATGTGCGCTGTGTTTCCCTTTGAACTCGACTTAAAGCCACGGGATTTGATCATATTCCCGTTGTCCAGAAAGATTGCGCTCATGGTGTCCTCCCGTAGCAAAATGTGATCGGTGAGCTTGATGTGATTAAGGTCTGAAACCTCCTCAACCCTGTCTTTGAAATCTTGCCAGAGCGAATCCCGTATGTGGCCATGGATGGCTCGAACGAAGTAGCCTCGAAAATAGTTTGAAGTGAGTCCTTTGAACAAAGCGTGCAGGGTCATGTTGTGAGAGCCGCCGCGACCACGTCCGCCCCAAATGTCGGCCTCATAATACGTCTCGGTGAAAAGACGCTCTGCGTATTTACTCGGGATTATCTCCAGCATCGGAGAAGTCTTTGAACCTAACGGTCACGCTGCTCAGGGGTGCCTGCCTCTGGCTGTTGTCCTTCTCGTAACCCCCCAGGTGCTTCAATAATTTGTCAATGGCACCCTGCTTGCCGGAAGCCTTAATCTTCTTGGTGTACCCCAGCAAAGACCTGTTCTCACCTGACCCGGCAAATTCCTCGAAAACAGAAAGCTCCTCAATCGAATCCCTGGTTTCCCGGGGAATGTCGTGGATGGACTTCAGCGAGCCGTCCTCATTATAGAACTCCGCAATGTCCGCCCTGGCAATATTTGCAAGGATGCCAATACATTCATCAACAGTTATTTGTGTTCGCTTAGAGAGTTCGGCTTTGAGTTCTGAAATACGGTTTTGTATGTCAGGCTTTGTAAGGTTTTCGCTTCCGATTGATCTGGCAGTATCTTCAGAATACCCGGCCCGAATAGCGGCCTGGGTGGCGTTGAGATCCACCATGTACTCCTCGCAAAAGCGTTGTTGCTTGTCAGTCAGGGCCATTGTAATCCTTTATATGCTCGTCAATAAGCATCCGCACATGGTCTTCCGGGCTTCGGTACTCAGCCTTGCAGATAGCCTCCAGGGCCAGCGCCTGGTCGTCGGTGAGTGGTACTGTAAGGCTTGGCATATTCAAAAATATAACATTTTGTTGTATTTGCAACATTTTTTTATCAAGGCCTGTGGGTGTACGCAGCTCTGCGCATGGCTGCTATTGCTATTTGGTGTCTGGGCGTCATGGTTTTGTCATTCAGGATCCCGAACTACTCCCGGTCCGGTTGCGGGGCTTGTTTAATATATTGAGCAATTTGTAGCATTTATGTTTAACATTATAAACATTACGCAAAACCTTTTCCCAACTATTCTTCTGGTTTCATTCCTCTTGTTTTATTCGGTTTGCTTCCTTTATTAGTGTAATTGCATTTTTTAAATGTTGTTTAGCGCTGTCAACTTGTCCAAATAAGTTCCATCCTGGCCCCAAACCGTAGATCCACTCTTCAATCTTTTTTAATTCTTTTGTTGCTTCTTCCATTTTTCTCTTGTTTTAATAAGGTTGGGGGCTGTCAGGGGTTAGGTATCGGCTTCTGGTTGTCCCATTTCAGGATTGCCTTTCCTGAATGTAGCAAAGACGCCCCCCGTTTTTTCTATTCGGTTAAAATAAGCCCGGTCAAAAGCACCTTTCGATACTCGGCCGGGGACACCCCGACCCTTCCGGGCTTATTCGTTTAAATCCCCTCCCCATAACCAGGCTATTGCGAGTAAAAGGAGGAGGATCGTGACTATGTCGTTTGTTGTCATTCCCTGTTTTTATATTCATACCATACCCTTGCTATTAGCATAAGACCTATAAATCCTATAAGGGCTAAAGCGTGGTACATTGCTTGAATTGCTTTTCAAACTCCCAGCTACCCATAGCTTCCAGAGCCGCCGGAATGGTTTTGTAACCCAGGGATTTTGCAAAGGCTATTCTCGGATCCCCCTCTTGCTCCTTAGGAAGCTCCATTTTCGTCTTTGCAATCCGGTAAAACTTCTTGCGCCCCTCTTGCTTTACCTGAACATCCTCGCGCTTGATTTGGTAGGTAGCCTGCGCGTATGTGAGCCCAGCCGCCTTTCTGAGCGTCTCAAGGTCTTGCCATTCCTCTGTGAGGTGTTCCTTCAGCGCTCCGGGGCTATTTTTAGCCCTTACATCCGCCGGCTCAACCTTGTGCGCTACAATATCCAGTTCCGGGTCTTCATAGAGCTCCGCCCCCCTTGCTTTTATCAAGGCATCGGCAATGTCGTAAGCTCGCTGGGCAATCCATTCGGCCTCCAATGCTACCGAAGCCATCTGCCCGGCCACCGTTGCAGCTATCTGGTCTCTGTTCATCTTCATAAATTTGGTAGTAATATACCACTAAATACTTGCATTTGCAAGCAGAGGCTCAACTATTTTTAAACTCCAGGAATTCCCGGTACTCCATCTCCCGGTACTCGCCGGTAAGCAGGCTCTTTATCCGCTCACGCCGCTCGGTGTGGTGCCACCCGGTGGAGGTGGTGCCCACGTGCAAGTACACAGCGCCGCTTTTGCGGGTGAAAACAAGGTGGTCTGGTATGAATCCGCCTCGAAGCATATATCCGCCCTCCACGCGCTCGTATGCGGCCCCTACGCCGCGCTCTCCTGGCCCGTGGCTCCCTCCGGTATCAGGTGTCTCTCGATCTCCTTTTTTTTGTCCCATCGCAAGTTGTAGTCCTTCCATTTCGCAGTTCCGTTTATGATTTCAACTGTGCTCTCAATCCCCTCCTCGGTGATAAAGTGCCACCAGAAGGCGTGAGTAAGTGAGCGTAACAAATACCCTTTGCCAAGCCGCACCGCTTCGGGCACCTGGCCTGTTTTGTTTAAGTCCATCCGCATAGCTGTTTTACCTCTTCCAAAGACCGGAAGACGTGATACTCATATCCGACAGCCTCAACACGAGCCTGCCAATCCCGCTGCCGCCGGGACTGCTTGCCGATCTCGGTCTTGGCCTCCAGAAGAAGTGGGCGGCCCCCCGGGCGCAAGTAGATCATGTCGGAGACCCCAGGCACCACGCCCATACTCTTGAGCCGGGCCCCGTTTATTCGGCTGCTGCCCTGGTTGTTCACCATAAAAAGCAGGCCGCGCTCCTCGGGCACGTTATTCCAATGCCAGGTAAAGACCTCCTGCTGCAGGCGGTTCTCACTTACCCATCTGGTTGTTCTTGCTCCCATATCACGCAACTTTTATCGTTCTACTTCCGTTTTGCGCCTCCTCCAGGTAGTGGTCCTTCCACCAAAAGCGCTCAAAATTGTATTGGTACCAGTACGGACTCCAGCCCATCCCGGAGACAAACTGCTTGACCTCCTCCCACTCGGTGAGGTTGTGTATGACCCAGAAGGGCTTGATGAGCTTCTTTTTCGCCATGTCGATCTTCTCCTCCAGGGTTGCCCCTTCCGCCCGCTTTCTGAGCTCTGCCGGGTTTAGCAAGGAGAGTCGGGCGAATTCCTGCTCTTCCTTCTCCTTTTGGTCCACCCATCCGCAATACTTGCACTCGGTAGCCGCCGCAGGGATAAACGCCTCGCAAGAGCCGCATTGTTTCAGAACCGCCTCGCCTTTGGCCTTCTCCTGTTCCGGAAGCACCTCCAAAGACCAGGTCCTGGGCTCATGCCAGAAACCCATCCGGGCAATGTTGCCGCCGAAGTCCAGGATATTAAACTCGGTCTTGCCCGGGGCAATGCGGGATCCCCTCCCGCACATCTGCAGGTAAAGGGGGATGGACTTGGTGGCCCGGTAGAGTATCACCGTGCGGATGGAAGGCTCGTCGAAGCCTTTGGTTAGGATCCCCACGTTGCACAACACCGCGGTCGAGGTGCGGTTGAACCACTCCAGGGTCTCGCGGCGCTCGCGGTCGCCCACCGTGGCGTCCAGGTGCCGCGCGTCGATTCCGGCATCAACAAACTCCTGGACCAGCTCCTTGGAGCTCGCCACGTTTGAGGCAAAGACAAGAGCCTTTTGTCCGGGGCTTATGCGCTGGTAGTTTTCAACCACCCCCTTGTACAGCTTCGCCTTGGAAAACCGGTCTGCTACGTCGTTCTGGTCAAAGTCCCCCCGGACCGTGCGCACCTCTGAGAGGTCCGCCTCCACGCCGTAGTATTTCGCTTCTGCCAGGTGGCCGGCCGCCACCAGCTCGTTAATCTCTACCCCGACCTCCAGGTGGTGGTAGTATTCCCCGAGCTGGTTCTTGCGGCCTTCCCGCTTCGGGGTGGCTGTAAAACCGATCACCCGGGCCCTGGGGTGGAAGTGCTCAAAGAGTTTGTCGAAGCTCCTCATGTGGGCCTCGTCGATTATGACCACCTCCATGTTGCGAAGCCAATGCTGGTAGTCTGCCTTTGAAATCCTGCGGGAGAGCGTCTCTACCATGGCGGTGTAAAGCACCCCGCCCAGGTACGGCTTGCGCCCGGCTTTTATTTCGATGGGATCCAGGCCGTACACATTAAGGGCTCCCCCCGCTTGGCGCAATAGCTCAATTCGGTCAGTCAGGATAAGCACTTTGCGCCCGCGATCCACCGCCGACCTCACCATGTGGGTAAAGGTGAAGGTCTTGCCCCCTCCGGTGGGCAGCACGGCAATGATGCGCCGGTTGCCTTCGCGGATAGCCTTGCGAAGAGATGCAATCAGGGCTTTCTGGTAGTCTCTTAGCATGATTCCCAAAGGTTGACAGTTGACAGCAGGTTGACAGCAGGAAAAAAAGTGGTGTCAACCTCGCAAACCCCCACAGGACGGGGGATACAAGACGAAGGTTGACAGTAGACAGTAACTATTCTATAAAAGATATTTATTAAGAGTAGTATTGAAATACTGTATATACATTGTATGTACGAAAAAAACGGTTTTGTATATAGGAAAAGATTTGAAAACGTACTGTCAACCTGTCTACTGTCAACCTTTTGCTCTAAAGCCCCGTAAACATTGGGCTTATGAGGTTGACACCACACCCCCAGGTTGGCACAATGTGCTGTCAACCTTTGGCCTTTTTGGCCCTTTTTGGCCGTTTTTTGGCCTCGATCCAGGGCCAAGCGGTCACTTTTTCGAGCTGATTCTTGCCGTTTCGGAGCCTTTTTGTTTTCTTTGTGTATATACAATGTACATACATGAAGGCTAAAATTTTCACCTTTAGAGTCTCCCCGGAGCTGATTTCCGCGGTTGAGAAGTACGCCGCCGAGAACGGAATGACTGCCTCCGACGTGTTCCGTTTGGGTGCCTCTGAGTACATATCCAAAGAGCTCTCCGAAGCTCGCCTGGAGGCGCTGGTAAGAAAGGCTGTTGCCGACGTGATTGCGGGTAATGACTTCTGAGCTCATAAGATTCCTTCACTATTGGGTTTGTAATAATCCACAACCAGGTACTTGCGCACCACTTGTCCTGCCACCTTTTTCTTGACCTGCTCAAAGCCCAAAGATTTAAGGACGGCCCCCAGCTTGTTTACATACACGCGCTCACCGGTCCTAAAGTCCAGTTTCTGCTTGATCTCTGAAGCGGAAAGCAGCGTGGTATTACCTCCTTCGCTGTATGCCGGCTCGAAGTATTTGAGGATCATTTCGGCCTCAAAGGAAATCTGCTCGTTCTTGGTTGTGGACTTATTCAGGTAGGCAATCTCCTTTTTGGTAAGCATCCAAGCATCGCCTATCTCACGCCACATCCAGTACAGCTCCATAAATAGCTCTGTCTTGTCTATGGCGGCAAAGCGCTCCAGGTCTATTTTTGTCACGTTCACCGGGATAAGCCGCCGGTTCCCGGTGGGGTCGTTTATGATCTGCTCATCGTTTGAAGTACCACAAAGCACCGCGTACCTGGGTAGGTCCTCGAAGACCTTTCCGTAAGGGCGGCGCACGGTAAAGGTGTCGCGGCTGGAAATCTCCTTAAACTTCTTGGCCTCGGTTTTGCTCTTGCCGGAAAACTCGTCGTCCATGATACATAGCTTTTGACACATCAGGATCCCCCCATCCTTTCCTTCGTCCAGCTTGCTCTCTGCATAGTATGGCTTTAGTTCCGGGGGCCACAGGTCGCGGAAGAACCGGCTTTTGCCCGTGCCTTGTCCCCCGGTAAGCACCAGTACCAGCAGGGAGTAAGTGCCGTGCATCGCGGAAATAATACCCACAAGCCACCGGGTAAGGAATACCTCCAGGTAATCCGCCTCGGCCTCGTCTTGGGTGATTTCCATCATGTCCAGGTCCGGTTTCTCGTACTCAAAACAGTCGAGCAGCTCCTGGACCACCCCGGAGGGTTTCAGGTGCTTGTTCTTTTTGATGAATTCCAGAAACGGGTTGTAGGACTCAATAAGGTCGGAGTCGATAAGGTCAAGCAGACGGTTCTTGGAGAGCTTGTCGTCTATGGCGTGGAGGGCCTTGCGGTAGATGGTATTGATGTCTCTCTCGTCCAGCGGCACCCCGTCCTGCTCCACCTTGCGGGTGATCTCGTTATAGCGCAGGCCCAAGGAGCGGATAAAGGTCTCGATCTCTGTCATGCGGTCGTTGACGCGCTGCTCCCTGAGCTCCCGGTCTGGCACCTCTTCCATCTGCTCCAGCACCGGGGCAAGGCGCTCTTCCCCGACCCCGTGTATTTTTTCCATGTACTCAATGACCGATGCGGCGGCCTCCTTTCGGGATTTGCCGGGGTCCATTTTCACCCGCTGTCGGTAGATGGCCACGGCCTCCCGTGTGGTGGGGGTGGTGGTTTCAATCCCCGCCTGCTTGCAGTAGTAGAAAAAGGTGCCAATGCTTACCCCTCCGCTGTGGTCGCGCTTTAGGGCTATGTCATACTGAGCGTCGCATCTGGCGCTTTCATACTTGGAGGACTGAGCGGAGACCGCATGAAAATACTCCCGGCCGGACTCTCCAAACTCGGAAGCCAGGGCAAAGGAAATATGCAACCAGCTATGGTAGTCCTCGGCGATGTTTACGCCCCGGGAGGTAATCTGCTGCAGGATGTGGGCAATGTCCTCGTTGTGGTAGGCGTTTATCCGTGGCGCGGCCTGGGGCTCCCTTTCCTTTTTGGTAAGGTACTTGCTCCACTTCTTCGAGGCTTTGTTCAAATACAGGTGGGGGTCGTAAGAGATGTACCTCAGTCGCGACACGTCTTTGCCGGAGGGATCCACCACAACCCCGTATTCATTGGCGAGGTATTTCTCGATGGCCTGAAACGCCTCCAGGTGCTTGGCGGGGCTCACCTTCACGTACCAAACAAGGCCGAAGCCCCGGATTGAAGTGTGGCAGGCGTAGCAATGCGGGTCCTGCTGCAGGCGCTCGCGCTTATCCAGCAGTCCGGGGTTGTCCTGGTCGTCCAGGTCTATGCCGATCACCCCGCTGTGGCTGGTAAAATTCTCCCTCCGGCGGCGGCCGTCAAACTGGCCGGATACCGTCACCGATGGGACGTTCTTCTTATCCAGCCTCCCGTTGCGGACCGCCAGCACCTTGTCCTGCCAGCGGCCCTCTTTTACGTGTTCCAGGTAATCCTCCAGCCCCACGCTGCCTGTTACCCTGCTAAACTCTCCACTCTTAAAGTAAGAAATCAATTGCCCCATTCCCTTTATTATGCTTCTACTGGTTCTCCGCTTAGTTTTATGACGTTCGGATAGCTCATGTTTCGCGGCTTGTAGTTCGGGTTCTCACAATCCCAAAGCGCCCGGGTGTGGTGGTAGAGCTGCAGGTTGTACTCGTGGGAGTCTGTGAACTCCTTGAGCTGCCACCCGATGCCCTGAAACTGCCGCTTTGTGCGGTGGGAGGAGTTGAGCCAGAGGATCCCGTAGCGGTCGATCTTGGGGCTGTTGTGCTCGTCCCACATTTCCTTGTAGACGGCGAGCTGTATCTCGTGGGTTTTATAGAGCCCGTTGCTGGTCTTAAAGTCAATCAACCAGGTCTCCCCGTTTATTTTCGCCACCATGTCACAGGTGCCACCAAGGCGCAGGGTTTTGGAAAATAGCATGGTCTCGGCGGCCACCTGCTCCCCGGGCTGGATATACTCCTGATGGAACTCCAGATACTTGCATATCATTTGCCACTCCTCAAGGGTGTATGCGGGCACGCCGTTTGTGATCCACTTGAGCTCTCGGCCCAGAAGTATGTGCTCGATGGCGTTGTGCACGTTGCTTCCGCGCTCGGCGGCCTCTTTTACGATCTGGTCAGACCCGGCCCCGTTAGCCTTCAACCACTCGCGGAAGCCGGCCCCCTTCGGGTAGGCGTCCAAAACGGTTGTAACTGAGGGGTAGTAGGTCTCGTTGTCCGTGGTGTAGAAGCGCTCGTCAAGCACGTCTATTCGGTTCAGGTTTTCGTGAGCAAATATTTTCATCGCTTCGGTTTTTGGTGAGGGTCAAGCCCCCGTAATTGTTGCAACTGGTTTTCGATGTAAGCCATCCATTGGCCCACGTCTTTGGTCTTTCGGCGCTGGGGCGCATAGCCCCCTTGCACGGGTATCGCTGTTCTCATGAGGTCAGGAATGTTATCCCCCAGGCCAAGTACAGGGCTGCTGCGAAGCAGTATAAAGCTATGAGGGCGGTTTCTACTTTGTCCTTTTTCATTGTATGGGGTAAAATGGCCCCCCGAAGGGGGCCGGTTCAACAATAGTATCGGGGGCAATCAAAAGTCATCTCCTGCGGCGGGCGCGGCTTCGGCCTGCGGCTCAGGCTCGCTGGCAGGTACCGCCTCGGCCTGCACGTCCTTGAATAGTGCGCAGAACTCCATGTACTTCTGCTCAAGGGCAGCGAGCTGGTCGGAGTTGTCCCAGGTCTCCTGCCCCTTGAACTTGACGCGCTTCAGAGGCGGGATTCCGCCGGGGTTATCCTTAGTTCCATAAGCCCAGTCCAGCTTCTCCCCGTTCTGGAAAAGGGAGAGCCCGGTGGCGTCGCGGCCCTTCTTTTTGGAGAAGTATTGGTAGGGCTCAATCTCTACCGGTTGGGAGAGATCCATGTTGGGGGAGGAGTACAAAAATCCCCGGGCGTATGCCGAGTCAAAGGGTATTTGCAAAACGCATTGCGCTCCGTTTTCCGCTTCGATTTTCAGTTCGATGGTCTTCCCGTACTCGGGGTGGTCGGACGGCGGCAGCTTCAGGTCTGCGCCTACGATAAAGCCTCGGATAAAATCCAGGTGCATCTCGTAGACGGTGTCGCCCTTTTTGTTCACTCGTTTGGTGACGCCCTCCATGGAGGCAGGCTCCTCCTTTCCGAGGGATTTAATCACTTTGCCCATCCCGATGTTGAAGTAGTGGTGGACTCGTTCGCGGCTTCCGCCGAAATCATTAATGCTTGACATAAAAAAACTATTTGTGTTTGACAATGCGCCGACGTGGTCAGGGGCCGACAACCCTGTTTTATTATGCTCCTGCGGCCTCCTCATACCGGACGCCGTGTATGCGCTTGAACTCCTGCTTGATAGAGGTCCAGATGTACTTGCCTTTCTCCCCAGATGAGGCCCGGATGCAGGTTCCGGCCTCGGCCGCCCGCTGGTAAAACTTTTTGCGAGAGATACCCAGGGCTTTGGCCGCTGCTGCGGCGGTCACTACTCCCACGCGAATGTCCTGGCGCAGCTCGGCTTTTATTTTGTCGATTGCTTTCGGTGTGATGGTGGTCATAGCTTGGAGATTGTGGCGCGTTCCTGGTTACGCAGCGCGTTCTGGCATATCTCTACCACCCGGGGCCGGTACTTTTTCGGCACCGCCTTGGAGTAGATCCAGACGTCGCGGATGGTACGCTCTTCGTTGTTAAACTCTTCTGCAAGGGCTGCGAGGACTTGCTCGCGGGTATCGGGTATCATGCGCCCCCACATCCACCTGATGTTCTTGCTTATACTCATAAGTGACTGTTATAGAATTGCTCCGCACACGGTGCGGCAAGGTTCGGATTCGAATATCACATCGGGGCTGCAGTAGCAGTCCTCGCGTTGTACGCTTTCAGGCTTGGCGCAGGCGTTAGCAGCCATGAGCAGTATGACTACAAGAAGCCAGTAGAAAAATGCTGCGCGTATCTGTGTCCAAGTGATTCGTTTCATGCCGCCTCGGGTTTTACAAGAGTGATTTTCCAATCGGCCTCAGCCCTGGCCATTGCCTTAGCAAGTGCCATTTTTGTGTCGCCGTCCATATCCACGCCAACAATGGACCTCGCATAGAACCAATCGTCGATCATAGGAACCCTTACCTCTAAGGACAGGTTTACGATTGCAGCAGCGTCTATTTTTTTAGATTCCATAGTGATTCTCCAGTCGGCAACGGTGGTGCCGCAAAATGATTTCGGGATTGCTTTCATGATAGATGTGTTAAAGGGTTATTCGGTGGTTCTCCACGCTTTAAGGGTTTGTGCTTTTCTCGCGCAATAAGCGTCAATACTGGCCTGAAATGCCGGGACGCTGTAACTTTCATGACCATACTGGTCAACGGTTATCTCAACATCAAAGTGGCCGTAGGCGGCTTTGTAGGATTCCAGCAAGTCTTCGGAAATAATGACTACCATCTCGTCAGTCCCGGGCTTGGGAAACCACGGCCTATTGCCGTTTAATTCGCCAAACTGCAGCTCGCTGATAGGTTTTGTGGTGGTTTCTGAGGTTTTCATTATATTAGTAGTAATACACCACCAAATATAAGTGCAAATGCAAGTATATGCAAGCAGTAAGATAAGAAAAATACATGCAAAAGATAATTTATAATCAGTCTAAACAATGGAGAGCTTAAAGGATTTGTTGCAAGAGATTCAGTCGCAAGGCATTACAGCTTACGAGATTGAGAAGGCTACGGGCATTGCGCAGTCAACAATTGGCCGGATCCTAAAGGGCGAGACCAAAAGGCCAAACGCAAGCACGGTGGCCGCCATACGCAAGTATGTCAAGTGGAAGGACCGGCCAGCGGTAGTGGCCGAGCCCGAAGGCATCTATGTGAACTTTAACCACTTCAAGCTCGTGCCCTTGGTCACCCAGCGGGCCAGGGCCGGCTTCCTTGCCGGGTGGGAGGATCCCGAGTACCTGGAGGAACTGCCAAAGGTGCCGTGGGAGGTGGACCGGGAGTATAAGGGGAGATACCTTACTTTTGAGGTGGCAGGGGATAGTATGGAGTCCATCGACAATCCCAGGGAGAGCCTCTACGAGGGCGACCTTTTACTGTGCCGGGAGGTAGGCCGCCAGCATTGGAGAAACCGCCTGCATATAAGGCAATGGGATTTCGTGCTTGCACATGCGCAGCAGGGGGTTCTTGTCAAGCGCATAGCGGAACACAACACGGAGACCGGGGAGCTCACCTTGCATAGCCTAAACCCATACTATCAGGATTTTACCGTGAACATGAATGACTTAATTGCGATTTTCAATATTGTGGACATTAAAAGATCAATGCGGAGATGAAAACAAAAGCCCTTTTTGTACTGCTGCTTTTTGCTGGGGCCATGGCCCGCGGCCAGTTTAAGGAAGTAAAAACCTACCAGGCCGGTGAGCAGACCCTCGCCCAGGGGGATAGTTTCGAGCTCGGCCAAGGGACAGGCCTGGAAGGCGCTTATGTGTATGTCATGACAAAGCCAAAGACATTTGCCCCAGCGCCCCAGCGCCTTGGGCCGGGGTATGCCGGCGCGTCCTTTGCCATTGACCAGGTGCTGGTCCTTAAAAAGCCGGTTGGCGGCTTGGACGGGGCGAGCATAGTCTTTGAGATGCGGGGGCAGAAAATGATGGTGCCCATCCGCGAGGGCCTGGAGTCTGGCGAGATTATTCTCCGGCAATAACCTCCCGAAGAACCCGGTCAACAATGCGGTCCGGCAGGCGGCCCTGGTAAGAGAAGGTCATGCCCCGGGCCCTGTGGCCTTGTATTTGCATAGTGGCCAGGATGTCCGCGCCGCACTCCCCGGCCCAGGTCCTGAAAATATACCGGGGCGCTTTTGAGGTGATCGCCGGGGTGATATTAAGGTCTTCGGAAACCACTCGCAGCGCCCTGTTGTAGTTCCCCCTCCACGTGCGGTATCCCTCCGGCTCGCTTTCGGGATCCGGTATAAAGTGAAAGGGCCGGCCCCGGTCTTTTCGCCCGTGCTTTTTCAGTATCTCTATGGCCTGATCAATCAACAGGTTATCCACCAGCTCCCCGCCCCGGCTCCTGTTCTTGTAGCGGTAAAGCCGCACCCGGCCCCCGGCCACATCCTCCCAGGAGAGGCGAGCCACGTCTACAAGGTCATGTCCCCCGATGTAGACCTGAAAGCAGAAAACGGCCATGCGCTCTGTCATGCGCTTCGCGTTCGCCTTGGTGGTCCCTGGTCTCGGTTGGTAATCCAATAGCCCCGCAAGCTGCTCGCGGGTGATACGTGGGGGCTCCCGCCGGCGCGATGCGGGTATAAGACCTGCGAAGGGATTGCCTGCAGGTATCTGCAAGGATGGGCGGCGTTGAGCCTCCAGGTAAACCCGCCGGATGGTGCGCAGGTAAAAGGAAGCGCCCGACGGTCCGCAGCCCGTGGCGTACTTGCGCTGGATGAAGTCCTGCAGCCATTCGTAGTTCACATCCCGCAGGGCCACGTCCGCTTTAAAGTGCTTGAGCTGGGCCAGGGTCTCCTCAAAGGCCCGGACAGACTTGCCGGCCGCTGCGAGCTCCGAGGTGTACCTATCCCAAAACTCGTACAGGGTAGGGGCGGAGTCACCCCGCAGGGATTCGAGGCGCTGCTCCAGAGCGGCGATTTCTGCCTCCCGGTCCTCCGGGCCCTGCTTTATAAAATCACGCGACTGAGCAAAGGAAAAGCGGTGAGCGTTGCAATGGTTTACCTGCTGCTGAAGCCTGGCCTCACGCCGGGCAATCCAGCCCCTCAAAAAGTTGTAGTTCGGGTGCCTTCGTGTGGGGCCGTCCTTCCAATGCTCCGCCCGGGAGAAGTACCCGGTTGAGATGTACGCCTTTTTTCCGTACCCGGAAAGGTATATTTTTATCGGGTGCCCGGCCTTTGCCGTGCTTCTGGTGTCGAGTATGATGCGGGCCTGTATCAAAACCTTGCGAAAACTTTGCGAAAAATACGGGGCAAAAAGGTACAAAAGTAAACGAAAGGCGCAAAAGTATAGTAAATAAATCTGAGAGGGTGAAATGAAAAAACCCCGGAATACCGGGGCTTTTCAAGTGGTCGGGGTGGCAGGATTCGAACCTGCGACCTCCTGCTCCCAAAGCAGGTATGTTAATGCTGAAAATCAAATATTTATGTTCACACTATTGTTTATTTGCGAAAAAGTAGTACATTGGTATTGAATCAGGAGAGTTCATTTTTCATAGATTGGTTAATGGGGTTAAGCCTCGGGAGTTCTCACCCGGGGCTTTTCACTTTAGTGCCCACAACCAAACCGACGGCAAAGGCCACCATGGCTATTGCCAAAACCGCTCCGAAGCTAACCCCGTCACGCTCCACTTCTTTATCCTTCTGCTTCAAGTCAACTTCCGTGGAGGTTTTGCCGGTCTCCTTAACTGGCGGACAATAGCAATCTGCGTCAAGAAACTCGCGGCCGCGCAGCCTAACGCTCATTACCGCGCCGTTCTCGCCCTCTTTTCGCAGTACCGTATCGCGTATCGCGATCTGCGATACTTGGCCCGGAGCCTCGGGCCGGACCGGTTCCTCCCTGGGCGCTGTGATGTACACCCGGTCGGCTGGTGCGTTCCTGGACCAGGCGGCCTTCTCAATCACCCCGAGACGGGTGCGGGAGACCTCCGCCCGGCGGGATCCGCAGCCGGATATAAGCGTAGCGAGTAATATCGCGAGAAATAAGGTGATTCGCCTATGCAACACTATAGTTTACATTTTTACTCATCTGTAAACGTGCTGGTTTACCCTCGTCAATTCGTGAGGGTCATTTCAAAGCTGATCCCCTTGTGCTTATTGTACTTAAACCTGACAAAGCAACCGCCCAGGTACTTTGGCATTGAGATCCGCTCCACGGCCCAGCCCTTACCGCCGTCAAATTCCTCCTTATACGTGCCGGTCTTAACGTGCCATTGCCGTTCTATCTCAACCTTGTTTTGGTCTTCCTTCCTGCGATACCTTGCCTGCGGAACAATCCAGCCGTCATGCGTGTGGCCTGAAAACATGATGTCGCAGTCCGGCATAATGGCCGCATAGCGAACTACGGACAGGGTGCCTTTGGTTATAATACCGCCCCAGTTCCCGTGGGCATATCCGATATGGACCGGATAAGAGCATGACCCCTTTTTGTAGTTAAACTGAAGCGAGTAGTATCCCTGGTACTCCCCCATCTGCACATTGGATCCGGCAATCAAATTAAGACGCTCCACAAAACGGCCCATGATGTCGGTCTCCGCCCGATTGCTGACGCTGGTCTCGTGGTTGCCCTTTGTCACCAGGATGATGTTGTGCGCGTACTTCTTGAACTTCTCGGCGGTGTCGTTTATCACAAGGTCCAGGTAGTTGTCTCCGTTGTGCTCCGGCCGTATAGCCGACTTGCTTTTGCGGGGGTCATACTTCCCTTGCATCAAACAGAAAAGGTCCCCGGTGATTGCGATCATAGCGTCGAGCTCCAGGGCCCGGTCCATGTGCGAGAAGAAAAGCTCGCGGTTGCATTTTGGATTATCAAAGTGAACATCCGAGCAGACAAACAGGTGTTTTTCGTCCTTTGATTTACAAGGGACTTTAAACCTGTGGTAATTCCCGGCTACTTCTTTTGCAAGTACATCCATAAGCTGTAATTAACGGCTCCGGGTCGGTGAGCAGCCCGTGCTTCCATACCTGGTAATGCACGTGGTTTTTCATCTTCGGGTCCCAATAGCCTGCAATATCTTGTACCTCACCAACGCGCTGTCCTTCAAATACGCGGTCCCCGACCTTGACCTCCGGGGCCACGTACATAAGCCAGACTCGGTAGGTGTCGTTTGTGATTTCTACGTACCGAAAAGCGAGGTTGTTGGCATAGGGGTATCCCAGCTTGGTTACTACCCCGTGAATGGGGGAGAGCACCGCGTCGCCGGGTGCGGCCACAAGGTCAAGCCCCTTATGCTTGCGGCTACCCCGTTTGGCCCCATAGTAACCGTGGCCGGTGGGGTCCTCGCCGCGGAGCTCTATCTTTTCAAGTGGTGATACCATTTACGTCACGCTTTTGTTTAAGTATAACCGTGCCTGCCCCGATTGAACCGGCCACGGGTTATCATAGTTTACTTCGTCTGGCATATTGGTCCCTCCGGTTAAGAAGCCGCCGGAGGCGCTACCGCTCCAGTCGTCACTCTCCACCCGGTTTGCGCTTCGGCTATCAAAAAGCAGCGTGCCGTCTATCCAGGCCCGGTGCCCGATATTCGGGGCGGCCGCCGCTTCCGGCTGCACCTCCCACACAATAGTATGCGTGCCTCCGTCAAACGGCAGAGAAGCCACCGGCACGTCCCAGATGTACTTCGCATCGCCCGAGGCGCTTCCGCTTCCCACAAAGCCCTGAGTGGGCACCGTGGTCATTGCCGTACCCCCGTCGCCAAAGCGAAAGCGCAAATGCCCGTTTCGCACCTGTAATATGATACCCCGCCCGGAGCCCCCTTGCTCGAATATCAACCCGGTCGTGGGCGGAGTAGCGGGCAAAGTGAGGTCAAAGGCAAACACCGCTGCCTCGCTACCAGTCGCCGGAGGCGTCCAGTCAAAGGTTCCCGGGGCCTGCGTGGCATCGGGTGTACCGAGGTTGGCCTCTGGATCAAAAGGAGCCGCGCCGCCAAACACCTGGACCGATGCCAGGTACGCTGCGGACACCGTGGAGGATCCGAGTCTTAGTGCGTTTACGGGGCTTGCTCCTAAGTTCATGAAGTGATAAGGTAAAGCACGTTTGAGTCCGGCGGGGAAAGCGCGTCGTATGCAGCCTGAGAAATCTCCTGCACCACAATAAGCTGGCGCACCGCTCCGTTATGCCGCAAAAACAGCGTGTTGTCTGGCTCCACCAAACAGAACTCCCCCTCGGCCAGAGCGCCAAGGGTGGGGGCTCCGCTTGTGGTCTTCCGCTTTATCTGTATGGTGTTGGCCATAGGTTAAATGGTTCCGCCGTCAATAGTGCTGTTAGCGTCGAGCTTTGCTGCCAAGGACGCTGTGATGGTTGCTGAAAAGTTCGGGTCATCCCCAAGGGCTGCGGCCAGCTCGTTGAGCGTGTCAAGCGTCCCCGGAGCAGCAGCCACAAGTGCGCTGATTGCCGCCTGTACAAAAGCTGTGGTTGCAATCTGCGTGGTGCTTGTACCTCCTGCAGCTGTGGGAGCCGTAGGCGTCCCGGAAAGCGCCGGAGAGGCCAGGGGTGCTTTTGCGTCCAGGGCGTTCTGCAGGTCGGTCTGAGAGGAAAGGGTCCCGGTGATACCGCCCCAGGCCGTAGCGCCAGCGGCTCCGATCGGCCCGATAAGGGTCCCGGCGTCCTTTTTCCAGTACATGGTCTCATCCGGGATAACCAGACAGACCTCGCCCACAGCCAGGCTCCCGAGAGAGGGAGCGCCAGCCGTGGCCTTGCGTTTTAGTTGAATAGTGTTTGCCATTGCTTGTATGTTACATTAAAAGTCCTCCGTTTATAGTACCGTTATCTCTCCACGCCTCCAGGGCCGTCACCCTTCCATCCATCCCGGGGTCCGACACAGTAACCTGCGGCAGGGGGCCGGTTTCAATCACGCCTCCGCCTGCTGCGCTTGCTTCGATTATTCTCACCGAAGCGCCCTGGCCTTGCACAGCTATTCCAACATTGCCCGAGGGCCCTTGTACTGTTATCATGCTACCTCCAGCTTTATGCCGATGCGCAAATAGGCTCCGACCACCTTTGTGTCGGATACCAGCACGCCGGTGTATGTTTTCCTTTTGGCGATCTCTGCGCCGATGTTCCAGGCAATACTGCTGGCCCCAAGTGTCAGTCCGGATCCCACGGTGTAGACTTGCTCGGTGGGCAGGCCCTCGTCAAGGGTTAGGGTGTATCCGGTGTCCATAGAAGCAATGCCCGACCAGGTAACCACAGCAGAAGTGCCGAAGTCCATTTTGACTACTGTTTGGGCCGTTTGCCGAAGGTCAATAATTGTCTGGTTCATTACTCGCCTGTTTTACGAAAACCAACTTTTAAAAAACGCCCTCCAGCTCCCGTCGTATTTTTCATTTACCACCCTTATTTTAAGCATGGATGCAAAGTAGACCGTAGCCACAATGCTGGTGATGATCGAGAAAACGCCCTGGATGGACAAAGAGGCCCATACCCAAAAGGCTAAGATTGTTGCGCTTTTTATCATTGAATCGTCCACTACTCCTTATCAACTCCTTTTTTAAACCTACTCTTAAACGCCCCTAAAACTGTTTTGGGAGCCGCCATTAAAACCGTGCCAAGGACAAACGCACCAAGCGGAACTATCAATACTCCTGTGTCCGCCCAACTGCTAATATGGTCGTATGTCCCTTTTACGTACTGAATGACTGGCCTTGACGCGATAATAAGCCCGACAACAAGGGCGAACCACTCCCAGAAGCCATAGTTTTTAAACCCCTGAATTACTCTGCTCATAGTCTTTGTTTTTATATTTTTCCTTTCTGGTGTACTTCTTCCTGTTGCGATAAATATTGGGCCGGGTTGCAGCTTTTTCTTCCTGATATGTCCTAACTATCTTTTTCATTGAGAATAGTATCCATTGTCTATATACCACTTGGAAAAATCACCTGCTTTGTAGAACAAGAACATTTGAATATTTGTGTAGTTGCAGTTGTTGTTAACTGTTATGGTAGTATCTCCCTCTGTAAAAGTCCACACTGACTTTACGCCAAAAGGGTCTGTTATTCCATGTTCCGCTTCCCAAGCATCAGCCATAAGGTCTAAATCACTGTCATACGTCGCCAAATTCCAAGACTGAGCCCCCGCTTCCCAATCAGCCGGAATAGCATCCATTCTATTTGGGTCCGTGATACCGCCATCACCATTAGTGCTTGATATAAGCGTTGGCTCAGCACCTCCATTTAGCCAACCCAAATACATTGCCTCTGTGTCATCGTCCCTAGTTATTGTTCCATCCAAATTGATGGTAACATTTGCTCCAGAGTTTTCATTCAACAATGCTTTTAGAGCCGTATAATTTGTTTCTATAGGCAAACTATATGCTGGAGTATATGTTGGCCTCCAAGTTATAGCTCCGTAATCCCATTGTCCGCTACCTCTAAAATCAGCGTAAGTATCTCTATAATCTGAAAAAGTTCCAGATATAGCCCCATTAGCATCTATAAAGGTATTATTACTACCGTGTAAATCCAGAATAGGAGTGATAGGAGTACCTGCAGCTCCAGAGAACCCTAAGTTATAGGAGTCTGCATTATCGAATTGATTAATTTCATCTTGAGTCTCTTTTGCTGCCCATGTTGCATCTCCGCTAAAATCTGCTAGTTCATAAACATTACCTGTGTGATTTATTCTAAGCCCCCCCATCGTATGACGACTAAGTCTAAACTGAGGACCATATATGTACTGATTAATTGCATCAGCATTTACATTAATGGGATTACCGGCGGTATTTGGGAAACGGTGTGACACTCCAACGTATAAATTCCTATAAAGAAGTTGAGGGTCTTGAGCAGCCCATGCTCCTTCTTGAGCAGCAGTAGTATTAGCGAAATTATCTCTTACATAATCCATTTGTATCCCAGTCACGTGTCCTGTATTGTGACCCCTGGCGTTTTCAACAAAAAAGTTGTGAGACATAGTAAAGTCTCCCGCTTTATTGTTTATGTAATCGTTGTTTTTGATTTTAGAAAAATTCCAAGCATATGATGCCCAACCAGTTGAACAGTGATCTATAACAGCAGTTCTACTTCTTGTTGTTGTCCA